TAATCAAGATATAGTAATTGGAGGCAATAAGTACACAATTATTGATTTCGTAATAAATGAGTCAATAACAATTAAAGATATTAATTCGGCAGGCGAACCAATTGTTAATGTTTTCAATATCCCAGCTCCTTTATTCATTCATGGAAAGACGGTTAAAGCATCTAAGGAGCTAGCTGAGCAAAAGGACGTATTCCTTAGACTTCCTTTTATATGGCTGTATGAGGTATTAAGTGAAACAACAATAATTGACAGGCTTAACCCGTGGGGCTTAGAGTCAACTCCTATAATTTATTTTATGGACGAGGCACAATCTGAAAACTGGACTAGTGCCGATCATAAAGTACAGATACTTGACCCACTCAGGCAAATGATTCAGTATTTCATGTTTATTATTGAAAGCAATAAATCTTTATATAGAACCCCTGATTCATACAATACTGAGGCTAGAGCAAACTGGGGTAGGTTTGTATCTGATAGGGGTGCTGTTGGTCGATTCTTTAACGATCAATTAAGCGGTCATAAATTAGATTTTGACCTAGTAGCAAGTAAAAAGGCTTGTGATACTAGGCTACAAATTAATCCTTGCGTGGTGGGTGTGACAGTTAGCACTACTGATGAAACGGTTTTGGGTGCAAATGATGGAACAGCAACAGCGAACGTGACTAATGCTCAAGGAAATATTACTTATTTATGGGATGACCCATTAGCCCAAACTACACAAACGGCAACAGGGTTATCAGCAGGTATTTACACGGTAATCGTTACTGATGACATAATAACCAATCCAGCTTGCACGGCTAGTAATTCAGGAACGGTTGCGGCTGGCACAGTAACCAATCCAGACGACCTTTCCAACCTTGTGGGATGGGTTAAGGCTGACGACGAAACGACAATAAACAGCGGTTCGGTATTTGACGGCGACCCCGTTGCAAACGTTGAATCTGTTTCACCAGCGACACACGACTACGAGCAATTAACACCAAACAGGCAACCAACTTGGTTTAAAGATGGATTTGGAACAAACGACAAGCCACATATTTACTGCGATGGTAACGAGTGTATGTCTGGTATTAACAGTTTAACAGACCCTTATTCAATCATTGTCGTAGTTGAACCTACTACTTTAATTGGAAATAGGCGTTTTGTATGCGGTAGCGGCGCTTCGGCTAATCTTATCGTAGAGGGTGCGTTAATGACTGACGACAATCAATTAGAGATCAATTCCTTGTCGGGTACTGTAATTGCCGCTACAAATGTAACATTAGAACCGTTAATATTTAAAGCTATTTACAATGGTTCGTCCAGTAAAATTGCAATTAATAATAGTTCTTACGTAACTGGCGACAGCGGTTCTGTTGGCATGACTAATTACGGTTTTGGTGGCTATGATTCGAGCGGGTCTTTTGTTCTTTCTTCGAGCTTGGGCAAATTCGCGGAAATTATAATTTATTCAGGCGCAAAAACAGAAGCGGAGCTAGATTCTTTAGATGGTTATATTAACGATAAATACGATATTTATTAATGGAAGGCCTTGTTTTTGACAACCAAACAGAATGCAACAATTTAATCGAATTGGTCTGGGTAGCTATCAAGCCACCGTACGCACCAAATGGAACGCTAAAACCACAATCAGTAAAACACCCTACGAAAAACAATTGGGCGTTTGTGTTTAAGAAATATGGTTACTATTATGAAAAAATCAAAACGGTCTTAACAGAACAACAGATTGAAAGCATTGTGGAAATTGGTGAAGATTGGCTTGGAAACCAATAAAATTTTAAATGACTAACTTTGGAATTATTAATTAAAAACAGATAAAATGAATAATATAGCAACTTGTAGCTGCGGAGATGGTAGCAGTATAAGTAATTACGGCTTAGCTAACTGCCTAAAGGGGTTAGATGTTGCCGAAGATGTTATCTTTATGGAGATGACAAAAGTAGACGGATCGAGCAATGGTATTAATTTATCGACAGATGTTTTAGATCAAACATTTTTCGATAGTAAGTTTGGAGCTGTTGATGCACGCGAAAGATGGTTAATTGCCAAGAATGTCGAGGACTTTCAAAGCACGCCAGCCGATGCAAATACATTTACATTCCCTAGCGGTCGAATTATTAAGTTATCAGAAGGGATAAGAGAAGTTGTAATGACTTTCCCTATCGATGACCCTTATAAATTAAAAGCTAAGATGGATGCAATGGATTGTAGAAACTTAGGCGTAATGTATAAGGATAGAACAGGTTCATTAGTTGGTGAATGTTCAGGAGATAATTTCATTCCTAGAAAAATTGCTAATGGTTCACTAGACGTGAAAGCATTTGATAAAACAGACACAGAAGCGGCAAGAGTTGAAGTATCATTTCAATATGACAGAAGCGCAGCTGACAGAGATGTTGACTTTATCGAACAGTCTTCTTTTATTGATTATTCTTTAGATGAAGCAGAAGCGTTAAACGATGTAAATATTGAATTTGTATCTACTACTACTACAGCAGCTACTTATAAATTGTATCTTGATTGGGGTGGTGCTAAATCTCGCACACCTGCTGGAGGTTTAGAAGCTAACCTTGATGTAACTGCGGATGATGTTGTTGAGCCTACTTCAAGCCAGACCGAAACTGTGGCGGGAACTTATGTATCTACATATTCAACTCCTTTGTCAGGTGGTGAAGTTATCGAAGTACGAGGTATTGGCGGTGTTTATGTTCAGTTGACGTACGACCTGAAAAGGTTAATAGGTAAAACTAGCTTAACAGCTTAATTATGGTTAAGAAAACACATGCGAAAATAGGGGGTATTAACTTTGTTCTTCAAGGTGTGGCTAGGTCATCGAGGGAGGCTTTTAATCAGTCTTTTGGGTCGCCTAACAGTTACCACAAATTAAAACCAACGCAATTAGATAGAGTCTGGAACTCACTGCAAGAGGTTTTGATTAAAGAAGGTTACAAAGAGACTCCTAAAAAGGAAAAAGCAAAGACTAAAAAATCCAAGAAAAAGGAAAATTAGTGAATGTTTGACCCAATCAGAAAATTAGTAAAGAACATGCAGGAAATTAACGCCGAGCGTGTTCTTACTATTCTGATAGAACGCCCTGAACTTGAAGATTTAATTATCGAGCTAAACACCGAAGATCAATTATTTAAGCGAGGGGTAGATTCAACAGGTAAAAGCCTTGGAGAGTACGCAGCATCAACTAAGATATTAAAACAGGATGACGGCTTACCGTTTGACAGAGTTACTTTGTTTCAGGAGGGCGATTTTTATAAAACGTGGCGTGTTTTTATGCGAAACGGTGATATAATTATTGAAGCCGATGGAGACAAGGACGATAAGAATCTTTTTGATGTTTACGGGGAAGAGGTAGTCGGATTAACCGAGGAAAACTTGCAAATAGTAATAGATGAGATTAAAAAACAAACTCCTGAATTGGTTAAACAGCTTCTTTTTGCCTGAACTACATGACGATTTGCATGAAATGCCAGTTGTGTTGTGGTGGAGAATTCAAAAAGAGGGTGACGCTTTACTCTTAATTAAAGGTAGAAAGCGATCATCGAAGCGCATTTTAGCTCATTGTGTAGTTCAATGGGAGAAATTGAACGATGATTTTACTGATTATTTCGGAATACAAAAGCGGCAAAGGGAGTATTTGCGACTACTTGGACTTCATCAATATTATGTCGCTCAATATGCTATAACTACGAACCATTTTTGGACAACTAAAAGATTAATGATTGAAGCCCACTTAGAGGAATACAGACCAGAAGACATAGGGAAATTTAATGAATA